AGGTTGGAGCGTCTTGTATGGCGCTTTGACTGCTTATTGGTTAAGTAAAACAATTAGCAAGTGGCTTATACCGGATAGATTTTATGCAGCTTTTCCCTATGGAATATATGATCCAAAATTAATACAACCTTACAGAAAACAAATATCTAGCAAAACTCCATTTTATATTGAATACTCCAATCAAAATATTAAAGACAATCAGTATCTAGGATTTACATTTGATGGAGAAGATTTTAAAAAATGCCGCGGATATTTAAGGAAAGAAGGCACGGGAGAGTTTTTTGGGTACGATACCGATAGAATACCCATTGAAGAAAGATGGTCCGCTCGCTTTTTTGAGCTTGACAAAGTTTTTAAACATGTTAATATAGATGGTGCCAATGCATTAAAGGTGCCTTGGTATTACAAGATCGATAGCTGGGAGGGTCTTTGTGATTTTTTTGGTTCTAAAGAGTGTAAAACACTTGACAAACCCTATGAGATGGGATATCATAGATTTAACCCAGTTGGAATAGACAACTATGAAGAAAACTAATATACCTTTTGTTAATCTACACGCACACAGCGTAGCTGGGTCGCCATTTGACGGCTTAGGATATCCGCAAGAACACATGGATTTTGCTTATGAAAATGGCTGTGATGCACTAGCTTTAACAGATCATGGTAATATGAATGGCATGGCCTATCAAGTATTGCATGCTAAAAAAATGCAGAAAGAAGGCAAGAACTTTAAACCCATTTTTGGTGTCGAAGCATATTTTTTGCCTAGTTTAGATAAGTGGAGAAAAGAGCGCGACAAAGCAAAAGCTGATAAAAAGAATAAGATTAAAGAAGATGCCCAATCAGGCATAACGATTGAAGATGAAGCTTCATCTAAAAAGGCTCTAAAAAATATTCTTAACCGTCGTAGACATATTATTCTTTTGGCCCAAAATCAAACTGGTTTAAAAAACATTTTTCAACTGGTATCAAAATCTTTTTTAAAGGAAAACTTTTACAGGTTCCCTAGAGTTGACTATCGACTACTTAAAGAACACAACGAAGGCGTAATCGCTGCCTCTGCATGTCTAGGCGGCGTGTACGCCGGAAATTATTGGGAGAATAAAGAATACGGTGAAGATGCTGTCATCGAAGTTATGCGAGAAACCACTCGTAAAATGCTGGAAATTTTCAAAGATCGTTGGTATGGAGAGCTTCAATGGAATAATATCCCAGATCAACACAGGTTAAATAAATATATAATTCAACTTCATTATGAATTTGGTATACCTTTAATCTCAACTGCTGATAGCCATTATCCTAATCCAAACGCCTGGAAAGATCGAGAACTATATAGGAAATTGGGGTGGCTTGGCAAGGGCGCTTTACCTGATTGGGCAACAACAGAATTGCCCGAGGGTATAGAAGAAATCGGGTATGAACTATATCCTAAAAACGGCGACGAAATGTGGGAGTCATATAAATCATACTCTAAGAAATGTGGTGTAAAGTATAATGATGAGCTAATCAGACAGTCTATCGAAGAAACATACAATATTGCTCATAATAGAATAGAAGATTTCTCACCAGATAATAAAGTTAGACTACCAGATTTTGTTGTACCGGCTGGAATGACAGCAACTCAGGCATTGACTAGAATTTGTATTGATCAGCTAAGAGCGAAAGAGCTTCATCACAATGAAGAATATATTGTCCGCTTGAAAGAAGAATTAGAAGTCATCGATGATCGAGGTTTTAGTAAATATTTTCTTACAATGAATGCAATTGCCGACAAGGCGAACAAAATTCAATTGACCGGTCCAGGTCGCGGATCGGCTGCTGGATCGTTAGTTGCGTACGTCCTTGGAATTACACAAATAAATCCAATTAAGTATAACCTTCTTTTTTCAAGATTTCTTCGGAGAGATACAGAAGACTATCCAGACATTGATTATGATGTTTCGGATCCAATGGAGCTGAAAGAATTATTAATTGAAGAATGGGGCCCGGGCACTGTGGTTCCAATTTCTAACTTTAATACTTTGCAGCTCCGTTCTTTGATTAAAGATATTTCAAAACTTTATGGAGTGCCGTTTACAGAAGTTAATCCTGTAACATCGCGAATGATGAAAGAGGCGATGCCGTTGGCAAAGAAGAAACACGAAATAAAATCAGGAGTTTATGTACCAACATTCGAAGAAGTGATGGAATATTCAGATTCACTTAAGAAATTCTTGGCCAAATATCCGCAGATTGCGAACCATATTAATGTTTTATATGGGCAAACACGCTCTGTGTCTAGACATGCAGGCGGAGTTGTGATTGGAGAAGATCTTGATAAGTATATGCCTTTGATTAATAGTGGAGGAGTTACACAAACTCCTTGGTCCGAAGGACAAAACGTTCGACAGCTAGAGCCTATGGGCTTTATTAAATTTGATATTCTTGGATTATCTACCCTCAAGATGATCGAAGGTGCTATTAGTCACATATTAAAACGACATCATGGCATTGTAAATCCGACATTTGAAGAAATACAAGAGTATTATGATAATAACTTACATCCAGATAAGATTGATTTAAAAGATCAAAAGGTATACACAAACGTATTCCACAAAGGTAAGTGGGCAGGAATATTCCAGTTTACAGAAGCGGGAGCACAAAAGTTTTGTCAAAAAGCAGAACCAAAGAATATAATTAATATTGCTGCCATCACTGCTATTTATCGCCCGGGCCCTTTAAGTGCTGATGTGGATAAATTATATGTTGAGGCCAAGAATAGCCCAGGCAAGATAAAATATGGCAATGACATTGTAAAGGATATTACAAAAGAAACATATGGTTTTCTCATTTTTCAGGAACAAATTGCCTTGTTGGCACATAAGCTTGGTAAAGATTTTAGTTTAGATGAGGGCAACAAACTTCGCAAACTTTTAACTAAAAAAGGAACTGGTGAAGTTGTAGAACAGAAGAACAAATTAAAAGTTAAGTTTGTTGAAGGTTGCACTGAAAAAGGCCTATCTAAAGATTGGGCAAACAAAATGTGGCAAAAATTTGAGTTCTTCTCAGGGTACGGTTTTAACAAGTCACATGCAGTATCTTATTCAATTATTTCATATCAGTGTGCTTGGTTATTTAATTATTATCCTGCTGAGTGGATAGCCGCATTCTTGGATAAAGAACCAGAAAGTAGAAAAGAAAAGGCAATTAGTTTAGCAGAGAGATTTGGTTTTAAAATTCAACGGGTTGATATTAATAATTCTGGGGTAGTGTGGGAAATCGACCAAGATAATAAAACTCTTATACAACCGTTAACTTCGTTAAAAGGTTTGGGAAGTAAAGCGATTGAACAGATTATTAACAATCGCCCTTTTAACACAATAGAAGAGCTTTTATTTAATGAAGAGATTATTTATTCTAAATTAAACAAAAAAGCTCTTGATGCTCTAACAAGAAGCGGTGCTGTTGGTAGCCTAGTCGACGAACGCTTTTCTGGCCTCAAACACTTTTGGTCAGCCGTTGTCGTTGATAGGCCAAAAAGCCTCAAAAAGCTCAATGAAAATGTTGAGCTTTTTAAACCAGAGGGAAACTTCTCTAGTGAAGAAATGATTGAAAACTTGGTATCATTAACTGGAGTGTTTCCAATGAACCTAGTGCTAAATGAAAGTGTCGTACAACAATTAAATGAATATTATATACCGCCTTTGGGAGAATGGGACAATGATCTTGGGGTTGCTTGGTTCGTCCCAAGAGAAGTGATTGAAAAGAAAACCAAAAATGGCAGTACCTACTGGATAGTGAGAGTTATCGATGACACTTCAGCAACCAACAGTATTAAATGTTGGGGGGTCAACTCAAAGAAAGATAAAATACACCTAAATCAGCCGTATATGGCTAGATTAGATTACGATCAAAATTGGGGCTTCAGTACGAGGTCAATTAAACACAATTTTAGACTTTTAAATCAAGGAGGATAAGATGAACATCAAAGTTTTTAGGATTAGAAAAGAGGCCAAACTGCCCACTAGAGCATATAATTCTGACGCGGGGATGGATTTGTATTATTGTCCAAACGGAGACAAAAAACTATATAATTGGACACAAAATTATCACATGCCGCCGCACTCTTCACGATTAATACCTACAGGAATAAAAGTAGAAGTACCTTATGGACACATGCTAGAGGTTAAAAATAAATCTGGGATTGCTTCTAAACGTCAATTAATTGTTGGCGCCTGCGTAATAGATCCGGGATACAATGGCGAAGTATATATCAATCTGCACAATATTGGGCAGAAGACACAAGTAGTTAAACCCGGCGACAAAATCGCGCAGGCCGTTTTGATTCCCATTGTGCACTGTGGAATTATGGAAGTGACCGAAGATAATTTGAACGAAGACACACTTCGAGGTACCGGCGCCTTCGGGTCCACGGGGAACAGATAATGACCCCTTCTTGTTCCTGGTTGCAAACAAAAATATTCATAATTTCTAGCTTGATATTCATGCTTGTATATTACATGATAGGAGACGAAAAATAATATGTCATCGTTAAAAAGAAAATTATCTAGAAAAAAAGTAAGCAAGGCAAAAAAAGAAGCTGAAAAAGAAATGGCAGCTAAAGTTGCATTATTTGGAAAACTTCCTGATAAATGCTTGACTTGCAGCGAATTATTTGATAAAACTAATAAAGAAATGGTTACGACGTGGAGCGTTGTCGTACGTCAAAAAGAAGATATAGTGCGGTTGTATTGTCCAACCTGTTGGAAAAAGGCTCTTCAAATCATTGAAGACTTTAAAGAGCATCTTAAGGAAAAAAATGAATGATGATAACATAAACCACCCGAAACATTATAATATTAATTGGCAAGGTGAAAAAGCAATAGAAACGTATGATTATATTAATTCATGGAGAATGGGATACGCCGAGGGAAATATCATTAAATATGTTTCTAGACACAAATATAAAGGCAAAGCTTTGCAAGACCTTAAAAAGGCACGGTGGTATCTAAATAAAATAATTGATGAGTTGGAGAAAGATGAAAGCCGGTGATTTGATAAAACATAAGAAGGTTTGAAGCACCGGTATAATAGTGATCATTTTTACGTTTGATCATCGGAAGGAAAAATATGCAAAAGTTTTATTTTCAGGTGAGTTGACTACATCAACAGCACCCCTTAAAATATTAAAAGAGAATTGGGAGGTTATTAGTGAGATTTAAAGAAGTTTTAACATACGACGATGTGTTATTGGTGCCTCAATACTCAGATATTGAAAGCAGGAGAGAAGTTGATATTGGAAATGAACTACACGAAAAAATATATTTAGAGTTGCCAATCATTTCTTCCCCCATGGACACAGTTACAGAATCAACCATGGCTTTGGCCATGAACGATGCAGGTGGCCTAGGAATAATTCATCGATATAATTCAATTGAAGAACAGGTAGGACAAGTAAAAAAAATAAAGAAAACACTAGGTGGCTGGGCAAGTGAGAAATCCTTTTTCTTGGCTGCAGCAGTTGGAATGACTGGTGATTATCGCGAACGAGCATCGGAATTAATTTCTTACGGCGCAAAAGTAATTTGCATTGATGTTGCACATGGACACCATATATTAATGAAAAAGGCAATACAAACTTTAAAAAAAGATTATGAAAAAGATATTCATATTATGGCTGGCAACATAGCAACGCTACAGGGATTTAATGATTTGGCAGATTGGGGGGCCGATAGCATACGTTGCAACATCGGCGGCGGCTCAATCTGTTCTACCAGGGTTCAAACTGGCCACGGTATTCCTGGTTTACAAACTATTCTTGAGTGTTCGAGGTCAGACCGCAACGCGAAAATCATTGCCGATGGCGGCATCCGTTTTTCTGGTGATATTGTTAAAGCAATTGCAGCAGGAGCCGATTTCGTAATGCTTGGTTCGTTGTTGGCAGGAACAGATGAATCTCCTGGAAATACAATTGTTAGCAAATTAAGTATAAAAAGAAAAGTTTATAGAGGAATGGCTAGCAAAGAAGCACAATTTGATTGGAAAGGAGAACACTCTTCAAA